AAAAGGAGTATAACAGTATGATAAATAAAACAGTTAAACCAGTCACTACTGACATGGAAGCTATTGACCAGGCTATTGAGATATGGACAATCCTGGCCGACAATGGTTGCACCAAGAAAGTCCTATCAGATATGCACCCTGAGTATAATTACTTGGCAAATTATGCTTATTGCCCGCTCTGTTATTTGAGCAAGTGCAAGCGAGAGGATGCTATCAAAGCTGGAACATGGAAGCCTCATAATGCTTCTTGCAGAATGTTTTGCTCTTACGTAAAACATTTTGGATGTTACTGTCTCAGTGATTTATCGCCTTACTCAGATTGGGACCGCATACTCGATGAAGAAACAGATGAGGCAGAGGATGCTGACCGGAAGGAAGCTGCTGAAAGATTCCTGGCCCAGCTGAAGGAGCTGAAGGCAGATTATAAACCTAATGAAGAATCGGAGAGTGATAAATGAACTTAAAAGATATTATTGCATGGGTTAATAGCTTTTACTGTCGAGAGCCATTTCAATTCGGAGGGCATGGTGAATTACCAGGTATCATAACTATCGTCACGCCCCGGCGCTTTGTTCTCACTTCGATGTGGAGAACATACGCTTAGGCATATCACTAAACGTAACCAAATATAAAACCCTGCCGCTTCGCATGGAACGGCAGGGTTATTTATTAAAGAAGGAGAAAGCTATGCAGGATTTAAGACAACGCGTTGACAACAAATTGAACAAACAATTTGGGGATATCGTATCCTCACTTGCCGAATGGGAGCAAGAGCACCAGCCATTTGACCGCACTACCAGGTTGCCCTTATTTCAGTTCACTACTATTGAGCCGGGTAACAGTGGTGCGCTTGTCCCATTCTCTAATTCACTTGCCGATGTTCCGGAGAAAACACTTCACCTTTCCGACTATGCCCTGGGCCAGATGCTAACCCGGGTAATCTACCCTCGTCATCTTTACAATCGCTTGCCGGCCAAGCTGAATCTGCTTAACATCAACTGGTTAACTCAGAACGGCGCCTATGATAAAGACACTCTGTTTCGTATGCAGGATGGTGACCAAGTCCGGGCCATCCTGAGTAATCGCTATGAGCCGTTTGACCACGTTGAGTTATTCCAGATGCTTGAGCCGTATTGTCAGGACGGTATCATTCGCTGGAATCACAAGGACGATATGACTCTCCATGTCTCAATATCATGGCCGTCTACTCAGGAAGAAATTCGGAAGGGAGATATTGTTGAGCAGGGTATTCATATCTCCAACTCTGAAGTCGGCGCTCGTAGTGTCACTGTGTCCGGATATGTTTATCGGTTGATATGCAGCAACGGAGCCATCGGCGGCGGCGGCGGTGACAGCTTCCGGTTCCGGCATACCGGCGACAGCTCACGGATTCGTGATGCTGTTGAGTCTGCTATTCAGTCTACTAAGCTTGAGGCCACGAAGATAACAGCCATGTTTAAGCGTGCCATCGAGCAGAAGATTGATGATCCGTTTAATCGTATCGAGCAGCTGGCCAAGGAGAACAATCTCACTCAAGACCAATTCAAGAAGTCGCTCGATGCTTTCATGATGGAGCCGGAAGATAATGCTTTCGGTGTGAGTCAAGCATTTTCCGCGGCAGCTCATCAGTTCACCGGCGAAGCTTCCTATGACTTACAGCGTGTATCAGTAACAGCACTTCAGCCGGGGAGTTAAATATGTGTCTGCATAAACTGGCCGATAAGAATTTGCCACGACCACGCTATGGATACAAAGTTATGTTCCCTGTTAAGGATGGCTTTGAGAGTATGTTTCGTGGCCATGTTAAATATCGAGTAGGGCGATGGTACTGTGCTGAGAGGACAGATTTTATCATACGCACATTAGAATTTTCTTATAAGCCGGGCTTTCATGTTTACACTAGCCTGAAAACTGCCAAGATATTTAATGAAGAAGCGCATATATGCAATCATGCGAATACTGTGGTTGTTAAGGTGGAAATGCGTGGCGTTCATACTATCGGCTGCGAGCGTTTGTTTGGCAAATACTTCAAGACAGTAGTATGCAGCCGTATGCGTGTTATTGGTGAAGTATAGATGAGGATGCACGAAAGGGTACGGCTTGTTGATGGCCGACCCGGGTTAGTAATCGGCATCATGCACAGCCCGAGCAAAGAAGAAGAATATCATATTCTCACAGATGATTATTGCCGGGTTGATTGTCGTCCTGATCAGCTTACTGTTATCAAGCGGACCGGGGAAGTGTTTGATTTTGACAAGCACAACCCCGGCCCGAAACTCTTGGCAATCGAGATTGAGAACATAATGAAATTGCGGAAAGGAATTTGGCATGACCATTACAAGAGATTCCCCCCGAAGATATTAATTATCGACGGTAAGGAATATAGTGCCGGCAATTATTATGATAGCTGGCAACGTGGCGAGCGGCAGGAATTACCTGTCTTCCAAAATATTGTAGACCACGATGCTACTGCTGAAAAGCAACTGTCACTATTCTAATTTGAAAAGGAGAATCTATTGGTAACAGAAACTAAAAAGGCTTCTAAGACTTGCACACTCGGCATTACCTTGCGTAGAGGTATGGCGGATGAACTTAATAACTACAGATATTCGGCTGCTTCAAGACAGCAAACAAAAGACCTCGAAGAAGATATAAAGCTCCAGGTATTAAAAGAACTCGGAGCTGATATCCTGATAGCAAAATTAAATGATATGTTGGGTATAGCAAAGTATCATAGCCGAGATGAGGTTGTGAAAGATTCTCTCGCGGCAACGATGATTGCTGAACGTATACCTGATATTACTCCGGACAAAATCTTTGACAGTGAATTGGTTGCACTCCGGTCTAAGGTTTTGTATGACCCGACTCTAGACTGGCAACAAGCCTACGATATGTGTGAGGCTTTTAAAGCTAAGTACGGCGAGTCCTAGCCTGTCATGTCTAGTTGTTGTCGAGGCCCGCCCTATATTTTCATATTGTCCACCGGACTATACTTTGTATGTGCTACGATAATATCATCATCGTTTAAGCTAGAAAGGTAACGCTTGGTCATTTCCAAAGTGGAATGACCAAGCAGCCTTTGTAGTGTGAACACATCACCCCCGTTCCGAAGATAGTTAACCGCGGCGGTATGCCTGAAGGTATGAGGGCCGAGCCGGTATCCGTCTATCTCAGCGTATCTGAATAGGTCATAGACCATACTCTTGATACCCCAACGACCAAGCGGTTTTCGGCCTTCAGTTAGCCATAGATTAGGTAAGTCATCACTTCTGGTCTGTAAATATTTCAGTACTGCTTTCAGTGCTGTCTTGCCTATATGTACTATGCGCTCTTTGTTACCTTTGCCATGCACATGAATAGTCTGCCGTTGTATGTTAATATCTTTTATCTTGAGTGATGTAAGTTCGGCAAGTCTGATTCCGGTATCCAGCAGTAGGAGTATTATCGCCCGGTTGCGTATATCGAAAAATAGTTTGCCGCTAGTCATTACCATAAGGCGATTTATTTCTTCGGTGGTAAGTGACCGGATTACTTTTTTCGGTATCCTCGGCGGCTTCATATTCTGCATAGGGTTTTGCTTTATGAATTCCTCACGGCATAACCATATGCAGAACGCGTGCATTGCCCGATAGTAGGCATTGATAGTCGTAGCGCTAAGTTCCTGCTGACGTAATTCCAATAGGAATATCCGGATGCGCTCCGTGGTAAGCTTACCTTTGGTGAAATCGAGACACGCACTAATGCGTTGCTGGTAAGTGTCTATCGTCATCTGACTTTTTCCGTCTATGCGGCAGACAGACAGATAGTATTCCAGCAATTTGTAAGGACTGGATTCTTTAGTTATGCCTGGACGAGTGTAGGAATCTTTGTAAGGACTTGGTGCTTTAACCAATTTTTCATGGGCAGCCAACCCATTGTTACGCTCGAAGTGGGCCATCCTGGTCTCGAACCAGGGACCTCAGTCTTATCAGTTCTTGGTGACAGAACCTAGCATTGAGGTTACAGAGTGTAACATTTGATGGCTGCCTTACTCCTTATATTTATTAAATAGAGTAACCGGGTAGAATGTTCCAGCTTCGCTTATAGTATCAATATCATCGTTCCATGGATTAAATATGTATAGTCCACCGTCTTCGGTAATCGCTGCACAATAAGGCCAATCATCATTCTCATATTTCCACATTGAAACAAAGTAGCCATTTAGTGCAGCTGTATATTGTAGCTGCTCACAATCATCTGTTAGCGTGGCATTATGAAAGTTGCCAACTATACTTCGCCAGTTTTCCAGCTCTTCATAATTAGCAAACCTTTTTGGTGGGTACTTAGATAATATTTCTGAGTAATATAAATCGCAATCATCATACATTTCTTGAAGTTCGTTATTAGAATCTTCAAGGTCATTTATCTGTTTTTGCAATTCAATATTAGTTTCTTTTTCGGTAATTAATTCCTGGAATAAAATATTATATTCATGTTGAAGCTGGTTGTACTCAGTTTGAGATACACCGCTACAACCAAACAGTAAAGGAAATAAAATAAGTCCTGACAGTATGATAGCTATTCGTTTCATAAGTTCCTCGTTACTTGAATTACTCGCGCTATATCTTCACATTCATCTAGTTTGATTCGGCTAGTGTTGGTTTCCAGGTACAGGTCTTTATTAATCTTCTTCAGTCTGCCAATGCGTGTTTCACCGGATATCGAGCAGGCTACTATGTTACCAGTATCTATGTCGGCTTCTCTGTCAATCATTACTGTATCACCATGATTGATTATAGGTTCCATGCAACCACCATCTATTATGAAAGCAGTTATTGACTTAGATGCTTTTACAGTCTCAGGAATATAAACATAGTCTATTGGTGATACACCTGTTCCAGCGTGGATTCTGAAGTCATCGAATACTGGCACTGCAATAACCCCCTTGACTAGTTGTTCCGCTTTACCCATATAACTGCTGCTAATTCTCCAACTGTTAATTCTAAGGCATTAGCCAGTTTTTCGAGTACAACAGGTTTTACGCTAGGATATCTGCCAGACTCAATATGAGATATATGTGAACGAGAGAAGCCAGTACGCTTTGCTATCTCAGCTTGAGTTAGCTTCTTGCGTTCTCTTATTTCCCTGATGTGGTGTCCCCAATTTACAGTCATCTGATATCTAATCCCATAAATAGATATAGAGATTGTAACATAAATATTTATGAATTCAAAGCAATTGCGTAAAAAAAGTATTGACTGTTAGTAACCTCTATGTTACAGTTTGTAACATTATGGATAGAGAAACAGCAGGCAGATTAGGCGGATTACAGACTGCATTTCGGCACAAAGGTAAGCATAGCGCCTGGGCTCGTCAAGGTGGACGGCCCAGGCGTCTTACTTATAGTGAGCTTACTCTCAAAATAGAAAATGAAAGGAGAAGGCAGCCAACCCAAGGAGAGTAGCGAACTAGGATTAATACCATCAAAGGAGTAGTGATGATCAAAACAACTAACTTGAATATTAGGATTGTTGCAGACCCTTCACAAACTAAGCTGGGAATTATCAGAATGGAGTTACCTTATTCACCGCATTGGGAACTTATATCTAAATGTGGTGGGTTATCAGAAATCGGCGGCCAGCTCGTCACTGAAAATGGTAAATGGTATATCCAGGATAATCTTAGCTCTCACCGTATTAATTATTTATCCTCAGTGTCCAATGCTCGTATGTCTGAAGTCATGAGTTTTCTGGACGAATTTAAAACCCATCTCACCCGGCATATCGAAATTGATAAGTGGCTTGATGCAATGCGGGAGAATCAAGACCAAGCCAAAGAAAAGGAGAGGGCCAATGTCGGATAGCACAGTTACGCATATAACTCCTATGAGCGATTCAGTATCTATTGAACGAGGGATGCAAGGGAAAATTGCCATCGCTGTTAAGGTCTATGGAAATCTTAAAGATGACAATACTCTGATCGACCGCTCGCTCGATGCCGCTGAATACGCCATGACCCAGGCCGATGAAAGATTGAATAAGTAAGGAGAAATTATAAATGGTACAAGAGAGTGCGGTACAAGTTATAGACCATTCTGCTCAAGCCCTTGAAATCCCTAGTGAAGTTCAGTTCCGCAGGGATATGGAAGCAATAACAAACTTCCAGAAATTAGTACAGGCTAATCTTCAAGAGGGTTTGGACTATGGCGTTATTCCCGGCACGCCTAAGCCAACATTGCTTAAGCCCGGTGCCGAGAAGATTGTTAAGCTTATCAAGCTGGCTGATACTTACTTGATACTGGATAAGCTTGAGGATTGGGATAGACCTCTATTCCGGTACATGATTAAGTGTCAGCTTATATCTATGACTACCGGTACTATCGTCGCCGAGGGCGTTGGCGAATGTAATAGCATGGAAGCTAAGTATCGCTGGCGTGACCGTAAGCGAGTATGCCCGAAGTGCAACGGAGAATTCATTATCAAGGGCAAAGAGCAATACGGCGGCGGCTGGGTGTGCTTTAAGAAACAGGGCGGGTGTGGAGCTACTTTCCAAGATGGCGATAAATCCATAGAGGGCCAGGTAGCAGGCCGCACAGAAAATGATGATGTTTACAGCGTCATTAATACCATTCTCAAGATGGCTAAGAAACGTGCCATGATTGATGCCGCTCTTTCCGCCGGCAGGTTATCTAATCTGTTCACTCAGGATATTGAAGATATGATTCATTCCGACGTGTCTGTTGTGCCTGTAGCTAAGAAATCTACTCCGGCTCCATCCAAAGCTGAGAAGTCAGAGCCTAAAGCTATTAAGGAAAAGACAGTCATCACAAAGAAAATGGCTGATGATTTATGGCAGAAGGCCGAACTGATGGGATATTCCAGGCAGGAATTTGTTGACCGGATTGCTTCATTCGGTGTCACCAAGTTATCCGAATTCACGAAGGAACAATTCTCGGAGCTTACTGCACAGATAGAATCCGGTGAGGGTTTATCCAGTAACACAGAACCAGAAGAAGTTGCCAGTAATCCTAGTTATCAAGGAGAGACACATGGCAGAATTACCGCCGCATGACATTGATGCAGAAGAAGCTGTCATCGGTTCACTCCTTATTGATGGTAACACTATTCACCAGGTTGCTAGTCTTATCAAACCAGATAGTTTTTATAGTGAGAGGAACGCGCAAATTTATAGTGCGTGCCTCTCACTATACCAGCGTAATGAAGTCATTAATCAGATTACGCTGGCCCAGGAACTTGCTCGGGTTGGGAAGCTAGATGAGTGTGGTGGAGCCGCATATCTGAGCCATCTGATATCTATCGTGCCTACCTCACTGGATATCGAGCATTATGCTGGTATCGTGAAACGATTTTCAGTATCACGGCAGATGATAATGCTCGGTAAAAAGCTTGAGGGTATAGGGAGAGCTGCGGAACCTGATGTTAACGACAGCTTGCATCGTGCAAAAGCATTGATGAATGAAATGGTTACATCTTGTGCGCTGGGTTCTCTTGAACCGGTGTTTGATAATCAGGCCGGTGTTTATTCTACCAGGTGGATGAATTCAAGTTCTGAACCTTTTGTGTCTATATCGCTCACTAATCTCAAGCAGAGAGGGGATGCCATCACTGCTGAGATATCGGTAGGTTCTTCTGGCTCCGGCGAGGAATTCACCGGGTTAGTCTTTAACGTCACCAGTCCTACAGCTCGTAATAATATGGTGCGTAAGCTGAAAGAGATTAACCCAGCGGTTAACTGGCTACCAATGCTTGATAAGGCTTGCACGAATACTATCAAGGCATACCGTCAAGGTGAGCCACTAACTAAGCTGAGTGAGAATGTAGTAGTAGCCTCAGATGAATGGCAATTACAGCCTGTTCTTCAGGCCGGCGAGATACATACATTGTATGGCCCGGGTGGTAGCGTTAAAAGTCATATCGCCGTTTACTTTGCGGCTATGATTCAGTGTGGCATTGCTCATCTGCATTTTGCTCCTACCCCGGGTAATGTTCTTATTCTGGATTATGAATCTTCGAAATCACGTTGGGCTTATAGGTATAAGGCTCATTGTGTAGGATTGAATGTCCCAGATATAGAGTCGCCTGTATATCGCCGTTGTCATTTGCCATTGGTTCAAGAGCAAGCGGAGATATACAAGATGGTAAAGGACAACGAAATATCTTTAGTTATCCTGGACTCAGTTAATGCTGCGGTAGAAGATGACCCGAATAAGGCTACCAATGTTACAGCTTTGTATAACGCCGTTCGGGGATTTGAGACTACCGTATTGTTAATTGACCATGTAAATAAACAGGACAAAGGTTTATATGGCGCGGTAGTTAAGCGAGATAGGTCGCGTTCTGTCTTTAAGATTAACGCACATGAACGGCGCGATCAGAACTATACCGATGTTACATTCATTCACGATAAGTTGAATGATGGTCTGAAGCTACGGCCTTTCGTTCTCCGCTTCAACTTTCATATGAGCGGAGAGCGCCTTGATGCCGTCCATGTTTCCAAAACAGATATGTTCGATACTCAAACTGTTTTTGAATCCATGTCATGCAGAGAGAAAGTCATAGCGTGTATGCGGAAAATGCGTACATCTGTAACTGTCAATGACCTGTCAAATCATTGTGGAGATTCTGCGGATACTGTCAGGCAAACATTGAACCGTTATAAGAACGCTCAGTTCATTCAGCTGTCTGATGGCAAGTGGGGATTATTGGAGAGGAATAGATAATGATTAGTCGAATAGCTTTTGATGCACAACGCGCCATATTACTCGTAACTAAAATACCGTTTGAATCTGTCAGGTCTTTGACAATCTCTAGCATGATGCAGTGGGAAATCATCTTCAAGGACGGCAGCACTCCAGTTACCGGCATGATTACTCCGTGTCTTGTTGGTGACCGAATCATGGGATGGACTGTTGGAGTCGAAAAGGCGGCAGAGGAATCACCTTCTAATGATATTCCTAAAGCTATATTAGCCGCTTTTGAAAGGGAAGACTATGGCGAAGATGAAACGTAAATACAATAAGCCTATCTGCCCCGATTGTGGTGCTAACCGCCAAGAACTGCAACACATTATTTTGCATGGTACGGACCCGCTTGAATGGATAAATGCCATGCTGAAATTCTCCGGATGCAAAAGGTGTCGTAACGAATTGTATATATTCTACCGCCGGGTTACCGGATTGTGTGAAGTATGTGGTTTGAGATTAGACCAGCATCCGCGCTGTTCTTACTGCGGCATATTAGTCGGTGATGGCCATAACTTCACCGGACTGATAGAGGGTTTATGCCCGTATTGCTATAAGTGGGAACATTCAGAGAAGGGAAAGATATATGCCACTCTTGAAATCGTATAGCCAAAACACAGAAGAATTCCCGCCGGCAGCTGATGAAGTGGATTATTGTCCGCCTCACCAGTGGGCGATTGATGAGTTTGGACAAGGGAAATGCACTAAATGCCACGTAACTTTTGATTTTGCAGAATTGAATCCAGGACTTTATAAAGGGGGTCATCTTGGAAAAGAGCAAGCTTTCGAGCAGTCCATTAAAGGAATGGGTGGACGAGGCCGTTATCCTGTCAGGATTCGTAAAGATTGATGGCAAATGGAAACCGCCTATCCCGGATACTATAAACAGGCGTAGACGTAGAACTAATCTTCCTGATTTTCTTGACCCGGCTGAACAGATCCGCTGGTTGCTCCCACGGTTTACAAGACAATGGAAGATTCAAATTATAAGCGAACCGGTGTTAGCCAATGCAGACGAGCCAGCATGGACGGCAATAGCTATTGGTCCGACACGTCTATTGTGTAATGGATACACAATGGGTGAAGCCACCTTAAAGATGTTCGTAGCCGTATTAGGATACGAAAAGCTGGACTCATTAGCTAAAAGGAGTAGTTATGGTCAAACCGATAGAATTAACCCTGCTGGTATCACCGACCCCGAAGGGCAGACCCAGGGCAGTTAATATCAATGGTCGGTCTGTCATGGTTACCCCGAGCAAGACAAAGACAGCTGAACTTGAACTCAGGTATTTGCTTCATGGCCATGACCCTTTTCCTCGGGATATTCCGGTTAAGGTTACCTGCACGTTCTATCGTCAGCGTCCTAAGAGCCTGAAGAAAAGTATCACCATGCCAGTATCTAAGCCGGATGTTGATAACTACTTCAAGCTTCTGTGTGACACGATGAACGGCTTTATCTTCGGCGATGATGCTCAGGTTACTACTGTCTTTATGCGTAAACGCTTCGGTATGCCGGAGCGTATCGAATTAAGAGTAGAGGAAGATGGAGATAAATAATACACATATTGATAAAGCTATCTTTGCAGAGGCTGTTGATGCCTGGGGAAAGGCCAGCCAACTCTTACAAGCTACTGAGGAATTGGCAGAGTTAATCAAGGCAATCATGAAGCACATTAATCGCGGTGGATGCTTTGAAGACATTATCGAAGAAAGCGTTGACGTAAGTTTAATGCTAGAGCAGATTCGGTATATGTTCCCGAGCGAGCTGTGGGAAATTATCTATCAAATGAAAGTCAGCAAACTTGAGCGCCTGCTGTGTGAGCATTATCAGAAAGGAGCAAGTGTTGAGCAAGAAAGTTAGTCATGTTCAGTATCCCAAATGCAAAGTGCCGGAATGTGAGCATAAGTTTATACAGGGCCGCAATGGCAACGGCTTATGCGATAAGCATGAAGATCAGCTACAGGCGCTTATCTTTTTTCTTGCGGAAACAGATGTGCTTGATGTGGTAGGTAAATTACGTCAGGCGAGAATGGCGAAGCAACATGCAAAAGCCTCATTACTCGGCCCGGATGGTCGCCCAATAAAAATTAAACCGTAAGGAGTAATTAATGTTGAAGTTAGATAAACCAAAAGATATGCAAGCCACAACAGTATTCTATCTGTTAAATGCGGAGAATCGAGACGTCACGGTTTGTACCGTGTTTGATCCCGGAACCTTGAAACCTTTAGCGGTTGGGTATGCCGTGTACTCACCTAAAGAGACAAATGGTTTCAATTACAGGCTAGGTTCTGATATAGCACAAGGCAGGGCGATGAAGGCATTAAGGACTGGCATGCCTAATGTAACGCGGGCAGGTAACTTAAAGCTTGTATCGAGATCATTTGAAGCAAATCATTATCAGTTTATCGTCGGCATAGACCCTCGCTTTATGCGTGAACTTAAGCGGATGAGAGAGATTACTTCTAATGTCCGGTAAGTCGGCGAAGTCCGAAACAATCACTCTCCGTCTACCTATAGATGTGGTGTGTACACTACGTCGCAGGATAGACGGAGAGCGAAGTAGGTGGGGTTCAGTGGGGGAATACTTGAAAGAGCGCATTATCTACGATATACGGCGTTCTCATAAGAAGTTAAAGGAGTAATTGATGTTAACACTCAAGGGTAAATACAACTCAGCCAATGTGATGATTGATGATATTGACGATACAACCAAGCAGCAGATATATGGCTTCCTGAATCACCCGGCCTTTGCTCATACCTACATCGCTATCATGCCGGACTGTCATGCCGGAGCTGGGGCAGTAATAGGCTTCACTGCCAAGATGAATGATTATGTAATCCCCAACGTGGTCGGGGTAGATATTGGTTGTGGTGTGCTGGCTATCGAACTTGCCGATGTAGAAACGATAGATTTAACCAAGCTGGATAACTTTATCCGCGAGAATATTCCGAGTGGGTTTAGTATCCGTGACCCACAGCAAAAGATGATCTGCGGCGCAACACCGAATGAACTGGTTGCATACAATATGCGTGCAAGTATTTCCGATATAACGCTCCGCACAAATCAGAGTTTCAATAAAGTGGTAGGTTCACTCGGGACACTCGGGGGTGGTAATCACTTTATCGAAATAGCTTGCACTGACAATGGTAAATACTGGTTGCTAATCCATTCCGGCAGCCGTAACTTTGGCCTTAAGATAGCTCAATATCATCAGCAGCAAGCGAAGAGCTTGCTCAAAAAGATGTTTGCCGGAGCTGATGCTTATAAGGACCTCGAGTACCTGCCGGTAGATAATGGTGGTCGTGAGTACCTGGCTGATATGATGGTGGCCCAGGAATATGCGGCACTAAACCGTATTCTAATGGGTGAAATTATCACAGGGAAGTTCTTCGGTTTACCTTTTGCGACCCTCAATTCCATAGATACAGTGCATAACTATATCAAACCGAAAGACAGAATCATCCGCAAGGGTGCTGTATCCGCCCATGAGGGAGAGAAGTTAATCATCCCGTTCAATATGCGTGATGGCTCTATGCTCTGTACCGGCAAAGGTAACAGCAAGTGGAACTACTCGGCGCCTCATGGCGCTGGGCGAATACTGTCACGCAAGAAGGCGAAAGCTACACTGGACATTGCAGAATTCACAAGTGAAATGAAAGGGATATTTTCAACCAGCATATCGGAGGATACCCTGGACGAATCACCAATGGCATATAAGGATAAGGATATTATCATCAACGCCATCGAGGAAACAGTTACCATTGATGCGTTCCTGAAGCCAGTTTATAACTTCAAGGCTTCGTGAAAGGAGAAGCTAATCATGACTGCCATCTTAACACAGTGTATCCGTGGTGGTTCGCAGGAGAGAGAACCCGGGTTTATCATCGGCTTTAACTACGACCGTTATCTTGTCCAGCAACTCAAGTGGGCGGTGCCTCACGAAAAAAGGGAATGGCGCCCGGATACTCAGACCTGGTGGATAAGTGCGGATTATGAGAAAATATTGGACAAGATGTTCAGTAATTTCCATGCGTTGATACATCAACAGCAGCAGATGTTTTAGGGGGTGTTATGGCAAAAGAATCAAATGATACTAAGACATTTTCTTTTAATGGTGTTTCTTTCCCCCACGAGGTAGGAAATGGAAATTGCCCTGAGTGCTGGGACGGCTATCCGGTCAGATGCCGTAACTGTGGGGGTTTAGTCCATGCTCAGTTTGGTGATGAAATGGATGACGGCTACTATTTAGAAAAATGTTGTGATACTTGTGAAGACTATGATGAGGGTGAAGATCAAACATAATCTTCCAGTTCAGCTTCAGTGGGCGCTTGCTGATTCGGGATATACGGAGTTCCGAAGAAGAAGTGCCCATTGAAGTATCCCCACATATAAGCGAACCAAGCCAAAGCTATTAATCGTATGTCATTATTACAAAAGAACGTTACGCCGGTCCCGGCCCAAAACCAAGCTGCTTGCGGCACAAGTTCGTACTTATGCCAGATATCTCGGCAGATATAAGTCCATGGCCGTCCGCCGAATTTAGTCCAGAGCTTTTTGTATGCTTCCGGAAGATTCACGTTTCTTCTCCACTTCTCTACTTACAAAGAACCAGCTAACTGTTGTGGCAGTAATTCCTGAAACGAAATCAGGGGGAAGCTGACCACTTCCAACAAAGATTACTACCCATGCAACCGACCAAAAGAAAGCCAGTGCTGGACGAACCCACTCTTTAAGTGTCATATCTCTTTCTCCTAGATTGATATTAGTAAGCTATGGTCAATTCCATTTATTGCGTCTTTCACGTAGTAGACAGCATCATTGGCGATATCTTCTTCATCTAGAAATACTACTCGGATACCAGCGCCCTCAAGTTCCGACCGGATAATTCTGTCATTGGTCAGCTGCTCAATCTTCGACCAGTGGAAATATAGACTCTGCACCATGAGCGCCAGGTTAAGTTCCGGTATGTAGAAATCAACGACAGTTCCACCCCGGGCAGTTCGTCCGCCAAACAAAGGGTACTGGTAATTAAATCGCCCGGAGTATCCCAGCTCGTATAGGGCTTTCATCACAAGATACTCGCCAGATGAGCCGCCCCAGCTTTCCGGGATGCCACGTTTCGCCCAGCTGGATTTAGTAGGATATGCTTCTTCGTATAGGCTTTTCTCATCAGGCATTTGAATAATCCCTTTGCTTTAGCGGATACTGCTACAAATTCGTATTTGGTTATGTTCTAGGTATCTTCTTTGGGCATACCAGTGATACTTCAAATTCTCCGTACGGAGTATTGCCAGTGCCTTGAACACCGCCGTAGCTGGCAAGTCTTACACGATAAGTATGGCCACCGGTATCATCGTTAGCGAAGGAAAGCTTTACCAATGTTCCGGGTTGAGCCAGTGCATCAATCTTCTCTCTCATTTGCCAGGCGGTTCTACCTTCGTAGCCGTCTTCGGGGATAATAACTCGGCATGTCCAGCCGACTTGTTCTTCAAGCATTTTCATAAAGTCCAGCCGGGCCCACAATATATCCGGGCTTACAGTGTCATCTTCGCTATCGCGCTCAAGGTGAAACTTAAACTGAATGTCATAAAACAGTATGCCTTCTTCCAAGTCTCCGAATGGAATATACGTTTCCTTGTCAATGGTTACTGGATTCCCAAGTTGAATCCAACCATCGTCAAGGTTGGTGTAGGTATGGTCATACCGATAGTAGACAGTAACCTTTTCAGTCTCGGTCATGTCCTTGCAAAACAGAGTCATGCCGAGGGCCAGCTTACGGCCTACCCATGAGCCGTTAAAGTTACCGGTGATATGGTCGCCTGTTTCATTGAACTCGTAATTGGCAAGCTTTTTGGGATTGGACTGTATTCGGGCCAGATTAGTATAATAAATAGTGTCAGCTTCCGCCCACCATAGCCGGTATTTATAAGCGCCACTAACGACAGCTGCGCCGAAGGCTTGATTGGCTGTCTCGGATTTCCATATAACTTGCCATCCGAGGTCTGTATATTGTGCTACACTTGAGTACGCCGTTTCGTCTGTTAGGCTTGAATCGATGAAGGCGTAGAAGTCTCTCGTCCCCTGGACGAGAATACTTATTTCACCTTGATACTCACTAGGCAAGCCATCGCCAATGTCTAATCCTATGTCGGCGATGGTAGCAGTCTGCCCTACCACATATTTCTTTACTGCTAACCCAGCTGATACAACCATTGCCTCATTGTATTTACAGACGCCTAGCCCGGAGTTTTCATGTTCCGGGAAACGCAGATCAGTTTCAAGAAAGCAGCTGTTATCTGCATCGTGAACCCATACGCCACTTTGGGTAATGGCATAGATTACCTGGTTACCGCCGGCATCACGATAGACAAAGGGTTTCTGTACACTTCCTTCAGTAACCATATCAAGCGTGCCTTGCTCGGTAAATGTAGGCGAAGCTATATCAGGGGAATCAGAGTATTTGATATTGTTTAGGGTGTCCAGTGCGTATAGAGAATCGTTCCAGTGTACGCCCTGAGTGCAAGCAAGTTCATCTGATTCGGCTATGACTTCTTCGGTTGTCATGTAAAAGTAGCCAGCATCATCACCGAGAAAGATATAAAGCTTGCCATTGGTTGAGGCTATTAAGCCGGTGATGTTTTCCGGAAACCATGCTACCCAAGTAAAGCCATCGCCGGTATCATTCACTTTATAAAGCGCTTTGCCAAAAGCCCAATACAGCTTGCCATTGAAATTTACAGCACAGGTAGGATTATCAATAGTGCTGTTAACCTCAATTGATACACTATCCATGTACCCGTATTTAGTAGTAACTCCGCCCTTTACGCCTTCAATTCCGACTCGTAATTTATCCGCGGATACTGCGTCTAGGGTTTTGGTAACAGACAATTCTTCGAAGCTTAATCCTTCTGATTGCTCGTCACTGTAAGTAGTAGTTATTCCGTCTGATATGAAAAGCCTACAGCTGGTTAACCCATCATTATACACACGTCCTCTGAAAGTGTATGTGCATCCTTTTTGGAATTCAGCAAGGTCTTGGTATGCTTGATGAATAACGTTATTATTACTAGATATCTGGCGAGAATATGTGCCTTCATATGCTTGAGTACTGGAACGTAAACCGCCGGTCCAGTCCTGGTCAAGTTCCATACCCGCATTTAAAATTGTTGGAACACTTGACAATTCAGGCTTACTGAGCGGAGTAGCTTTCGGCCCCAACATCAGGTGTCCTTTGAAATGGGCTTCGCAGTTTCCCCAATAGTACCGGTTAAGGTGAACCTTCTCGTCCATTTCCTCAACGAGTATCCCGCCGCGCTGGTCAGACATTGTCCAGCTAGAAGCAACCTGGTTATCGCTCATCTGGTAATCACCCATGGAAATTTTCCCGGGGAGAACACTGATAAGCCGTGGTCTTATTTGTCCGGAGATAGGAAACTTATAATCGTCAAGGTAGATATTATTTTCTTCATCTACTAAATCTACGCTCATATCTTCCTTACCCACCTGGTATTATTGGCATAGCGTGTTTTCAATTGACGGACGTAGGTAGCCGCTTCACGTTTCCAGTCCGTGCTTCTTGGCCGCTTGTCGTCTTTATCTTTTTCTCGGCCGCGGGCATCACCGCTTAATATCCTGAATAACACTTCCGCTTTGATATAAGCCGGGGGCACTTCTGTAGTGACAGTATCGGAAGACATTACAACAGGCAATCTATATCCATACAGCTTCAAGCTGGCGCCATCGTAGAGCATAGCCTTTCCTTCAGGCTCAAGTTTGATAACCGGGTCTTCCCCCTGATTGATGTACCAGCAGTTAGGCGGCACTTCGAGATAGATTCCAGAATCGGCGTAGCTTTCATACTCTAGCTTGTAGATTGCTACAAAAGTAGCTGGGATAGCTATCTCGTCATAGTCGTTGTCAAATTCTAAGGAGTCATCAGAATAGCGAACCTTGAAGAATGAACACGCATCCCGTGTAACTTCATCTATCATTTTATTCAGCCGGGTAATATCCATGCCGCGGTACATTTCGTATTCTGTGGAAATGGGAACCGCTTCAGCCAGTACCGGGCGAAATTCTATTGCTTTGTCGCCATCGAATGAAGTTGCCCGAACTATGGTATTGCATATCAATATCTCCCGGCCTCGATAGTCTAGACTACCACCTGTAAGTCGCTCATCAATTAATCGATTGGTTTCTCCGGTGCCAGTAGTAGTGCCGACTTTTAATACACCTAGCTGGTATCCGATACTCTGTCGGATATCTTTGCGAGTAGTCTGATTAAATCCCTCACTCATTACACACGCTCCAATCGGAAGAACCCACGTTTAATTGTTAGCTCAGTACCGTCCTTCGAAGTTGTTACTACCTTGAAAAGTCCGGGTGATTGACCTGCAGAAGCAAAGTCGAAATAATAAACGCCGGTAGTATCGGAACTCAATGCTTGGTTTTCTGCCTGTAGTGTGCCGGCGGCATCGAAGATATCTACTTCGGCAGCATTACCGCTTGCAGGGGTAGGATCATATAGCGCACCATTTTTCTTAATGGTGAGTTTAACCCGGACTGTAGCGCCGATAAGGAATACTTTTTCTTCAGCCATTAGCTCTCTCCAAATTCCATATCTATTTTTAAGTGTTCGTTGGTGGATTCTGATTCGTCAAGAAGTTCCTCGATTGAAAGTGAATTCTGTAATATATCTTCTGAGGTAATGACACACTGAAGATGGTCTTCTAATTCAATGGCCTGTTGTGAATAAGGTGTGAATTGTAGTGATTGCAGAATATCACCGAGTAATATCCATCGAGAGATAGCATCGATGCCAACGCCAGCATCCAAACAGATTCTACCGAAGTCACTTATTACTTCAGCCCCACTACCTGAATCGCTGGCGAGTATGGTAGCAAGCATTTCAGCTATGCCATCGGTACCACTTCCTGAATCTGAGTCTGAGATAATGGCAAGGTGCAGAACGATAGAGTCTACTCCGCTGCCGGTTTCGGAACTGGTGATAGCGATTTCTACAGTTATTGATTCAATACCAATGCCATAGTCTGCCAGTCCTTGCATTAGCTTACCGGCAATGGTATCAACGGCGGCCCCGGCATCTGAGTATTGCTTACCGAGTAATGAAATAGCATCTGAGCCAGCGCCGATATCGGGTGAGGTAATATCCTTGTAGGTAAAGATATAGGCTTCAATGCCGGAGCCGGTTTCTGCGGCTATGATAGAGGCTCCAAGTGAGCCGATGGCATCCGAGCCGATACCGGAATCACTGGATACAAAGAGCTTAGCGAGAGAAGCGTTATCAATGCCGGACCCGGTATCGCCGAATATCAGGGCAGCTATTATTGATGAGAGGGCATCAACACCAGCCCCGATATCTGTTTTGGTATTGATACCTGTAAGGCCGCCGACTGATAATGTCTCTGTGCCTGCACCTGAATCAGAAGATGCTTTAGGCGTCATGGCCGTATAATCGACTTCGACGTAGACTTGAGTACAAGCGGGTCGGCCGATGCCATTATCAATCATACTCACACCAGCTTGAAGATGGTCTATCTCGTCCCAAGTCCAAGCAGAGCTGGTAGCTGGATTTGTTGTCCACTCGTAGTTATAGCTGTTATAGGCGGTATTGCTCGGCAGATTTATCTGACTGCCCTCGCTTATTGTATCAGGGTTGCCCGAACCAGTACCGGACTTTATAGCGATTTTGGCGGAGTGAGAAGTAACTTTAGACCCACGTATCTCGCAATACACGGTGATTTTATTTATTGTTCCTGAGCCTACGGAATGGTTATCCAGGTTATAGAAATCCCGCAGCCATCCGCTAGGGTTAGGGTACACATTGGTAGTCTCATCATCAGGGGAGGCTTCATCAACCTGCTGGTAATTGCTTCCAGCAGCATAGGGGGTTAGGTTGGTTTCATCCCCGGCGGCATTTGGTCTTAAAATTTCGGTAGCCATTATTGCCACTTCCCTGTAAATGCTTGGTCTTCGCTTTTCGTTGCCTTTACATCGAAATCAGCTTTATTAAGAAAGCCCATGTCTTGAGCGATAAGGTCATTTGATGCTTCAAAAAAAGATTGGATTGAATCATATCCTTGTTTAAGGAGTGCATCTTTTAGTATTGCTAAATCCTGAGTGTTATCATGTATTGCTTTCCCTTTAAGATTTTCATGTTGTTGCCGGCGGGTGATACGATAAGCATCAACAGCCTTTCGGCCAACTTCGATTCTTCTTCTGGTATTTAGCCTTACCTGAGATTCTTCCTTATCGAGCATGATTACTCCTTAAAATAAGTGGCGTGGCAAACTTACTGCTTACCACGCCACACATAATCAAATACAAATCTGCCATTGTTCTTAGCTCAGTGTGATAGTTACCTCTAATGTCCAGGTAGAGCCGCTTGCTTTCGTTCCCATGGAATCAACTTTACGGTTTAGGGAAATGCCGCTGGTAGCTTGCTTAACCACCCATTCATTCCAGGCATAGTTAGCTTCACTACTTCCGAAGCTGGCTTTGAAGGTTACCTGCTGACTGGTAGAAGTAGGAAACCCGGCTTCCATTGCGTTGTACTGTTTATTGCTGGCGGCTTGTAAGTCGGTCTGAGCGGCGGCCGCAGCAGTGGCAGAATCACCAACACCAATACGGGCGTAGGTGTTGTCGAAGATATGGTCATTGCCGGAGACGGCCCCGGTGACCAGGTCCCATATCTCGTCAATTCCAGTATTAAGCAGACAATTGCCTTCACCTTTGACTATATCGTATGGTTTGGTATTCTCCAGCCATTTAAGGCGTTCCTCGGGTGAAGCGCATTGGTTAATGTCGCCGAGGCGTTTTGCGACATTCCATTTAACTCTCCACTTAGCGCTTTCATTTCCCATTTGTTTCTCCTAATAGAATAGATTGATAACTACCCCACCGAATATTCCGATTGCCAAGCCGATCATTAGCTTCTTTAACCAGCTGATATCGTTAGCCATCTTGATTTGGTTATTGGCAAAATGGCAAAAAGTGTTCTTTTTCCAATCTCGGAAGTATTCCGGTTCATCAGCATAAACCTTGTCTTCGTTAATTTCCTGACACGGCTCCGGTTTCTTCTCGCTCATCAGTCACCTTTCCATCTTCTTGCAGTTCATCCTGCCCTTCCTGGGGAAGCTCTCCTTCAGTGGTTACCGGGCTTTCCGATGATGGAGTTTGTTCAGGCTCAACAACCTCGGCTTTCTTTTCCGGCTTATTGAAGAACAGTGTATTAGATGGTTTGCCGGAATCGATTAAAGATGCCAGACCTTTAATCTTTTCGTGCATGAAGCCACTTGCTCCGGTAATCAGAATACCTACTTCCTGACCGTTGTATTTAATCAGCATACAATGTTGGTCAGGATAGGTCTTCGGGTGTATCTTCACAAAATCGGTGCAGTTAACTTCAAACATTATTTAGCTCCTTAAAGTGTTATTTCCTGATGAGGAAGTGGGGGGAGATTAAAGGCTCTCCCCCAAAGCCTTGAGGTTTAAGTTGCAGAACCACCGAAGACGGCGAAGTTAATCACTGCGGCACCAGTGGTAACAGCGGCTTCACTGACGTTGGTAAGGGTGATGTCAAATGAGCCTGCTCTCACAGCAGTAACCGCGGCAATTACCAGTCCGTCGGTGAACTGAGTAGCCACAGCTGCTACCACTACGTCAGTCGCGGCTACAAGGGTATTCGTAACCGTAAAGGTTGCTTCGGCACCAGCGGCAATAGACGGGTCGGTGTCTGTGGTGATTTGCCCGGTTGTCTTACTCAGGGTTACCCCGGTGGTGATGCTGGTAATCTGAGTGACAGTCCCGCCGTCGCTAATATCCAAACCCTTGGCGGCAATATTCCCGCCACCCTCGGCAAAGGTAGCCTTTCCGGTTACTCCGAAGGTTCCACCGACGGAAGCGTTGCCGGAAATGGATAGCGTTGTGCCGGTAATAGCCGCTTGAGGTTGAAGCACACACCGGTTGGTTGCGGTTATAAAGCCGACAACCTGGGAGAATGTGCCACCGGCTGAATCAGAAGCTTCGCCATCTTCAGCCAGGTATAGAGGATCGCATACATCGGCGGCAAGGCCGAGCACGCCAGCACTCCATATTCCAGAACTGAAGGTATCGGGAGCTTCAATCTCACAGGCCAGGGCGAACCAGCCTTCTTTACCGGCTGCTATATTCTCAATCGCTACGCACATAGCGGCTATTGAACTGGATTGGTCGGCCAGGATGAAGCCTTCGTTAGAGGTATCCAGGGCGCAAAGGTCGCCGGCCTTAAGCGCAACGTAAGCAGTCCCGCGAAATTTGCAGAAAGGATTGCATACACGCTTTCCTGTTACATTTGTATACGCCATGTTTATCTTTCTCCAATGTTATTTTGTCTGGTTAAGGTTAGGCAACTACCGTACCGTCAGAGTCAATACCTACGATTTTCACGCAGGAAATCAGTGACTCAATCTTCCAGGTAACATACCAGCGTACCCGAGCGCGGACCGAGTTACCGTTGCCATGTTCCTTATACGGCAGGGTTTCCATTGGACGTACGTGTAACCCTTCAAGTCCGCCAGGTTCAAAGGTTAGGACAAAGATTGAACTGGTGGCGCCGCCGGTCCTTGCACTGAAAGCACCGCTGGAAGTAAGCTCGGCGGCACTTAAGTGGTCGGAAGAAACGATTGGGATATTGCCATCGCCCCATATCGTTCTCATGTGTCCGAAGTCATCACGGCTTGACTGTATACCGGAAACACTTCTCAGGTATTTCAGGATGCCACGCCGTAGACGCTTGGAAGTAACAATCAGGCTCGAAGTATAACCCTTGACCATTTCAAGAGCCTGGTCAAGATGGTCACTCATCGAGAGCGCTACAGTTCCCGTATCACTCCTATCGGCCAGAATGGTGTTGTAGGTGGTATTGTTTATCAGCACATGAAGGCCATCCGGCTCTTTAGGATTGGTCGTTCTGTTTCCATAGTAGAGCGTTTCATTAAAGGTTTTCTTAATACCTTTAATCCGCTTCTCCAGCTGTTGCTGTTTCAGGTCATTGGTGCTGGAATGAATGGAAATCTGAAAATCGTCAATGTCGATGGCACCGCCAATCATTTTCATAATCGCGTATTGCTTCTCAACAGTAGGATTCTTGGAATCCCAATCTTCATTGATTCCATACCAATCACCATCAGGCAGGGTAAGTTCCTGGTCGTAGGCATAAGCGTTGGACGCATACGTTTCAAACTTCATGCGTTCCAGAAGTGGGTCCGCATAAACGAACGTATCAACTACGCCCTGGCTTAAAGTATCAGCATTTGCATATTCCGCAGACTGAGAGAGTGTAAGACCCATTAGATCCCTCCGCTATTTATATTCTTCTTCTCCGTATTTTTTGGATGATTCGGGGTGCTCAATCCCATAGCGGATCTTCTCGGCGGGCGTCATCTTTTTGAGGTCGGGGCCAGTAAGAGTATTACCGCCGCCCGGTGTTTGCACTGGTAGCTTCTTAAGTTCCGCTATTTCTTTCTTGAGCTGTTCATTTTCGGTGACTAACGCTTTATTCCGCATACCTTCTGCAACAGCTCTCATTTCAGTTTTACTTGAGACGTTAGCTTGCATCAGTTCTCCGGCATCAACGCCTAGCTCTTTAGCTATTTCAAGGGCATCTTTCGCTTTCAATCCTTCGGAAGCGGTAGCTTCACGATTAGCAATCTCAGCGTCTTTGTCCTTACGTTCCTGGTCTAGCCTAGAGCGTTCACGTTCTTGCCGGATTTTCTCTCGTGCTTCAGGAGTATCACCGAATTCAGCGATAATCCGTTTTTCCTCAGCATCAAGCCTGGACTTCTCCGCTGCCGCTTCCGCTTCCTTTGCCCGCTTATTGGCTGCGGCGACTTGCTGATCAGCGATAGACTGAAAGTGCTTTACCTGATTCTTAGTCTGCTCGGCGATAGCATCATCAATGATTTTCTTGATTTCCGGTGTTATCGTCGGAGCCTGAGTGCTGGCAGCGGCTTTCGCCTTTTCGTCTTCAGCTTTCTTTTCTTTGTCGCCTACAGGGGTTGTAGCCGTAGCTTCCCCCGGTTTAGCGGACGTTCCCTTAAGCCCTTCTGCTATCTTCGCCGCCCCGTCCTGTGAAGTCTTGCCTGCGGTAATCTGCGAATCTTCATCCTGAGTTACTACAGTAGTCTCCTGACCTGGTTCTGGCATTACGTTAACCCCCCTATTTGGTTTTTAGTCTCAATATAACTTTACGTACCTGACCTTAAGATTGGTCAAGATTTATCTATTTCAAGCGTGGGCCAATCAAAAGCCGGGTCTCTTTTCTTCCTGCCGGTAATGTCATTGAAGGCCGCATAAGAGAATAATCCTTGCCCGTACTGAGCGTTGCCAGTTTCAACATATTTCTGCATCCGTGTATATCGAGAACTGTCTATGCTAAAAGCCCTGATTGCTTCCGGTGGCAGATTATACTTATCCATCATGGCAAGGATAACTTTCGGGCTATTCGGATTTTCTAATACTTCAATCCGACCAAAGACATATAGATATGCTTCTGTCTCAGAATGACTACGCCGGTAGCTTATCCGGGCTTCCTTATCGGTATCCGGGATAGCGTAATAAGGCGACCATGATTCGCCGGCAGCCTTTCGCTCAAGGAATAATTCAGGAGCATCGTCTTTGTACCACAAGTAATCTTTGACAGCGTTGGTGAGAACATCACCCCAGCGTAATTCATATTCCTCAAAAGCTTTATCCCGGGCCGTGTAATCCGTATTCCCAAATTCATCATCAAAGTTCTTGGCCACAAGTGAGGTAATATAATCGCTGTAGGCGTAATCAAATAGCGTCCAGTCGGCCTTATTCTCATCAGAGGCAGCCCAGGCTTCTATTGCTTGAATCGCCTGCGGATAACGCTTCTTGGCATCTTCAATGAGTGTTGACATGGTAAGCCCGGCATCATCCCAATCTTTGCTTACGGCATATAGTGTCTTTGCCCCGGCCATTACAGCAGCTACACCTAGATTAATCTCAGTCCAATAATCTTCCCGGGCGGCATTGGTATCATTGTCATACTTCACTCGTTCATCATTCGGGTAAGCAGCCGCCCATTCAGCGTCAGCCCGGGCCGCTAACGTCTGAAGTTCCGGATGATTCTTTTCCAGGATAAGACGTTGGTCCCGGCCCAGCTTTGCGTAAGGCAATCCGAAGTCTTCCATCGATGACGAATCCCGGAGTTCGTTTAGCTTTTCTCTTACTCCGGCGGGATAAGTTCTGCCGCCAAGCATTTCTGTTATAAACCCGGGTAAGTTAATGCGTGGGTCTTCGAGCAACAAACCCTGAAACGATATCGGCGTTACGAAACTGCCGAGCCATCTGGCATATTGTTCAGGAGTTTCCAGAGATTCCCCCATGAAGTCCCGGCGCATAATGCCTTCGTTGAGCAGTTTGGTCAACGGGGCAGACCGGGAATACATGAACTTTATGGTGGGATTATCTTTAAGCGCTTCACTCCACGGGTTGAACTTAACCAGGTCAGCCAGCTCATTACCGTCTTTGCCCGTGATACTGGCAGACAGGTCCGCGGCAAACCGGGTGAGCGAATACAGGAAGCCGCCAATGCCAATATGCCGGTCGCCAGCTTTGAGAGTGCAGAAGCTGGATTTACTCGGGTCGAGCTGCGGTTCTTGCCCACTGGCGGCGCAGGCCCCCAGGTAGAACGTGATACCGCCGCTGATGAATCCAGCGATGGAACGTAATGCGTGTTGAGTGGTGTATCCGCCTTTGAAGATATCGCCAACGAGTGCGAATCCAGCCCGGGTATAGCTTGGCGCAAAGAATACAAACGAGCTTTCAAGGCCGCGTTGTGTTGCCGATAACCCCAGCTGCTTGGTATTCATGGTCCCGGTCATGTGGTTGATGAGCCTTCCCAGCTCATATAATCCGGCATTACCATTCTTTGCAAATTGCGTTTCGAGAGATTCCCATAGTGCTACCCGGGCATCATCACCGAAAGCAGTAAAGATGAATTCCGCTTTACCGTAAGTCTTGTCAAATACCTTTTTGAGCATCCTGCCGAATGGTCCGCCTCTATCAAGCCATCGACTCACAATCGGGACACCTTCAACAAACTCATGCGCTTCACGCCCGAAATACGCTGTTCCAAATTGTTTCATCCGGGCGATGGTATTTGATTTGGCAGCCATACGCCCGATGTGAGAGCTTGGTTTAAAGAATGAAGCGAACATACGCGCACTAACTTGAGCCCACTTCGCGGGGCTATGACCGAGCAATGGGAGTCCCTGAAGAAGCCAGGCGGAGAAATCCAGCGAGGTTATCAAGGTCCTCGTGATCGACGAGGCCCCGCTGGTCATTTGCAGTATCTTAGGCATCTGCTCTGTGTAGTATTTCTCCAGCCGGGCTGCTGTTTCCTTTGGGAATATCTTGCCTTCGGCAAACTGAAAGCCTTTCATGTATGTTTCATCGGCGCTGGGTATGGCGGCTTTATTGACCGCTTCAGCTAACTTTTCATGAAGCGGGGTCAGTATGCCGTTTACCCGGGTATGTCTTGCCCGGGCCTGCTCTGCCATCTGAGTCAACGCCTGCTTTCTAGCTTTGGCTTCAGTGCTGGAACTAAACAGGTCCTTGACCATTGCTGCAATGCGACTATCAGCTTTCATCAGCTTGTCGTACAGATGTTTGGGTAAACTGTTACGTTTGGCGATAAGTTCCAGAGAACCGGCAACATCAGCGTAGTGCTGCGTGGCCTGGGTTATATTCTGCACACGATTAGCAAACGATGGCTTTACTCGTTGAGTCGCAGTTAATCCTTTCATCGCCGGGTTAGTGAACATACGATGTTCGGATATAAGTTCAATCGCTTGCTGGTAATAATCAAATAGCGTTTGCTTGATACTGGAGTTATATGCCCGGCCTTTGTTTATACCCTCAATCGCCCAGGGGTATTCTCGTTCAAACTGTAAGCCCTGCCGGGTCCGGTGTCCGGTAGCACCAGCTTTAGCCACTCGTTCTGCGGCGGTTCTCTCGGCGGCTTCTTCGGTAACTTCTTGAACCAAATCAGCGGTAGTAGCCTTACCGACTTGCATCCTATGAAACCATTTTCCGCCCGGGTAAAGGTCAGCTTTGGCAAATATAATGCCTTCTTTGCTCAGAAGTTTCCCGATGGTATCAGATATCTCTTGTGCTATCTTCATAAAAGATATCTGTTCCGGAGTGAGGTTGAACCAATCAAGATGCTCGATAACGTCCGGGATGGCCGCTAGAGTACCATCAGTCAGCTGATATTTAGCCGCAATACCGGCATCTGTTAAGCTGGTCTTCATCAGTCCGTTCTTAGTGGGATTGCCGAGTAGTTTCATTTCATCGCCGAATGTTTCCAGATGTTCCATTGACGCAAGAAACTGGCCATACTTTTCTTCCCGGAAGAAGATATCACCCAGGAGAAGTCTATTAACCTCATCCTGTTTTAAGGCAGACGGATTTATTATGCGTATTAATCTGCCGGCCAGTTTATTCTTCCCCAGCTTTTCAGTCAGCCTGCGTGTGAAATCATCCGAGGAAACGATACGGGCGTAGTCATCGGCTGTCTTAGCATCGGCAAACATATCAAGCGTTGCTTTCCGGACTTTATCTAGCGCCCACGATTTAGCTTTATTGCTAATCGGCTTGGTTGCTTTACTAATAATCTTAGAGGTAACTGCATCGATAGAGCCGGGAATCGCCGCAGCTTTGAAAGCCAACCGCGCGGCCGTAGGGCTTCGATGAACAAGCGAGCGATATAGAATAGGCTTAAGGGCTGTAGCGGCGCTACTAAGTCCCATGGTCATTACTGCGTCTATCGCCATTTCAACGCCGCCTCTAACACCGGCAGGAACATCCATTTGCGCATAAGCCTCAAAGCCCTCACCGCCGGGCGCAAAAAACTTGGTAGTTTCAATAGGATTAAGTGCGCCAGCAATACCTTTTTCTTCTACCAACCCCCTCATGCCTTCTTGGTAAGTCTTAGCTGTTTCACTGTCAGGATGTGCCAGTGTATATATCGGCGCCATAAGTCCAGATGCTATGGTACGTGAGGGCCATTGTGCTATATCACTTGCCTTTGCTAATCCATCCATGAAGCTCTGTCGGGCTTTCTGCATCAAGGTAGGCTCAAGCGGTATAAATTCTTCAGTAGTTTGATTAACCGCGCCAACGTGTTCGCCGTTAATGTATGCCTTTCCGTCCGGCATTACTGTCAGATTCTTACCGTCAGTAGTGGGAATGTTCCTGCCTTCCGGCGGCATATCGTCAAACAGTCCCTTCTTTTCCGGCGGCGCATAGAACTCATCTATCTGCTCATTAGTAATCTCCGGGAAAAACGCCTTCATAAAGCTTTCCGTATCCGGGTTACGCCCGGTATCGAATAAGCCCTGCATGAAAGCTGTCTCATCCTGCCGGTATGATGTGATTACTTGCTCCATGGTCTTACCCGGGAAGACAGCATTGAACACCGGTTCATTCTTCTGCCGGTAATCTTCCGATAAGCCAAACGGATCGGGACGCTGGTAATTACCATATGTCTCAATATCTTTCGCGCTGGGTTCGGATATCTTCTGCACCCAATTGCGCGGCGCTTGTCCATAGAAGGCGGGAGAAGTTTGCTCACCTTGCGCTTCCTGGATAGCGTTGTACCTTTTCAGCTTCGATTTGCTGTCTACATAGTCAGGCGGCTTTTGGTCGCCAACAAGACTACGCACTACATATCGAGCATAGTTGTCAGACATATCGGCTCCTACTGATAATTAGTTAGATAACGAGCTGCCGGCGCGAGTGTTTCCGTATGGTAGGTATTTAACTTCGCTCCCGGGGTCCTATTAAAGACAGTCTTCCAATCCCATTTATTCAGGTAATCTTTCGCGAAGTCAGTGAAGTTAGCAGTATTGCTTTCTTTCCATGCGTTGAATAGTGAGCTGTAGTAATACTGCAACCAAGCTCTTTCGTTATTGGTAATGTTCATATCTGCCAGCATGCTTGCGTACTGTATCTGCTCATCACCTGTTGGAGTCGGCGACTGAGGCGTTTCGCCAATCATTGACCGGCCAGACCTGGCAGCGTTTAAATCAAAGCGGGCTACACCGCCGTAGGCTGTAGCGGCTCCCGGATTTTCAGACAGATAATTCTTGTAAGCTTCTCTACCCATATCATCACCAAGAAGACCGGCAGCGCCGAGATTCGGGTTCTCGTTGCCGGTTAGGATATAGCTGAAGTCCGGCGTGTACGGGTATTTCGGTAGCTCTCCTATACCCAGCTCGAAGTTAGCCTGTTGAGTTAGATAGTTGTCTACCTCAAAGTCCAGCCGCTTTGAATCATAAGGCGATATGTAATTCATGGTTACCAGGTAATCAAGCAGCTCTTTCCGGTCTGTCTTATCAACAGCTCCGTATACGGCTTCCATAATCTCTGACCGGAACTTATTTGTTTCCGCAAACAGGTTCACTGAGTTGTCATCAACGGCAAAATACCTGGAAGCGTTCTGGCCAGTGATACCGGTAATTCCTTTTTGCTGAAGACCTTTCACATATTGCTGAAGGAATGGTTCGCCGTACTGTTCCAGGGGGTACATATCATCCAGCGCATACCAGCCGTTTTCCATTGCCTTGCGCGCTTTACCAGTGGGCGGTCCCCAATAATAAGGCCAGAACGAAACGCCATTCCCGTTTTCATCAAGTATTTCAATGCCCGGTGTCTGCCGCCGAAGCAACCCGGGTTCCGGCCCGAATCCGGTAGGATAGTCCCCGGGTGACACATTGCGCCATCCCATTTGATATAGATATGAGTCGGTTGGCAGGGTAGTGCCGTACATCAATGCTTTAGCTAACGCTAAGTCGCTGTCAGTAAATGGCTCCCCATTAGCACCTGCGAGATCTAACAGTGCTTGAAGTTCCGGCGTTACTTCCTGTTCCGAACCGGCTCCATATGTGGTAGGGTTCCAAGTGGGTCGTGGGTTATACGGTTCCGGTACTGTTTCCGGTAGGTTGTTAGTTACAGCAGGCGTGGCTTTTTCCGGAAGTGAAATACTTGGTGAAAACGCACTGATTTTTGGAATCGTATTATAGTAATTATCAGGATAAGTGAGCGCATCATAGCCTTCGATACCTGGCACTTGTAAAGACCCTTGTGGGTATAGTCCTTCATAAGCGCCAATGCCAACTTTGGATATCGGCATATCTGGATAGGTATAAGCATCTGGTTTCGCTGGCTCTACTTTTGCCGGGGTAACATCACGGAATTGTGTAACCTTCTTAGGTTGTACCGGAGCATAAGAAGCCTTACCAGTTACTCCGCCGAACGAATTAGCGGCAGGTGAAGATGTTTCCCGGGTAGGAGTATTCGGGGCTACCGGAGTGTATGTTTTGCGGACATTTGAAAGCGTATCCGCCTTCAAAGCATCCCAGCTGTTGAAGCCTTTAGCAGTTGCGAGGTCAGTCCTCAGTTTATTCACATCGGCATCAGTCCAGTTTCCTGATGCTTGTTTTTCCCGGGCAGCAGCCCAAAGCTGGCTTGTCGTTGGTGCCGGTTGGTATGCTGTCGGCTGAGTCGGTTGCGGATTATATAATATCTGTGCCATTATCTTTTACCTCTAACCATATTCAGGCGGTTAAGCCTGTAATCTTCCTTGAGGCGTTCTTTAAAATCGGCTGGCTGAGTTTGCACACTGTATCGAGCGCCATATTGTTCGTCAGGTATTACCTCGGCTCGTGTGCCATGAGCAAACTGCGGATGCTCAACCCCGGCATAAGACCGGTTAGGCCCGGTTGTAGCAGGGCCGCCGGCGGCCGCTATCTCAAGTGGCCTGCTGGAATTTCCCATTCCAAGCGCGGACCCAGCCTGCATCATCATCGGCAAAGCCTGGGCCAGCTGGTGATATCCCTTCTCATGCAAAAGCTTCTGGACTTTTATAAGCTGGATTGCTGGCAGCCGTTCAGTTCGCGCCTCAAGTATCCGGTCTTCAACCGAGTCGCTATCTTTCACGTTCATATATTTTTCCCGGGCGCTACCCGGGTCAAGCAAGTCACTAACCACGGCCATCTGAGCCATAGTTATCTGCTGCATTTCATCGCGCGGTAATCGCGGGTCCAGTTTTACTTGAGGCCACCAGTCGCCCTTAATCTTCTCGGATTCTATTTCCATCTGGAAGTATTCTCCGATACGGGACCGGCCATGAAGCTTGAGAGCCTTGAAGCCACCAGCGCCGTACTGCAATAGCAGTTCTCGGGCAATCCATTCTATTGACTTCTCGATATGGAACTTGCGCGGTTCCAATACCGAGGCGGCAGAATGGGTTAGCAGATGCAGGCTCGAATAGGGTATTTCGTTAGCGCTGAAGCCCCATGCCAGCGGGGATAGCCCGCCCATAGTAATCAATTCGCTAACTCCCTTGAATAAGTCAGCGGCGTCTTTCGGCATATTAGGTTCAACCAGCTTTTCAACCTTCTCGCCCTTGCTGGCATCCAGATGTACCACAGCCCCGGCATAATAAGGGTCACGCTCAAATCCGCCCTCACCGTCTTCGGAATAAAAGGCCAGCGGATTATTCGCTCCCATTTCAACGATAGTCATGTAGAGTGACATAATCTTGGAAGCGACCGGGTACAGATTTCGGTCTGCGGCAAGGATACCTTCGCCAGAATCACACATAGTATCCGAGTATTCTTTCATGTCCAGTATCGGGACCGCGCCGGATAATCCGATCATAACGGGGACACGTTCCAATTCATGTTCGTAGGGATAAGATTTCTGAATCTCGTTACCGATAGAAACAGCCAATACCTTACGGTCAAACCACTCGTACAGGTCCAAGCTATTGTTTTTGGAATTCTTAATATGCTTGAACAAGGCTGGGCCGAAAACTACCTTCGGCTTAAAGCCCCATACTTCCTGCGCTTCCGCTATGGTGATACTTCTCCGGTTACAGGCCCAAAGCATTTTGTAGCCAGCTTGCCGCCATGCGGTGTTATTGGGGTCCCACAAGGTGACTTCGGGGATAGTCTCACCGCCCTGTTTCTCTTTGTGTATAAATACCTTTGGGATAGTGATACCGAATAGAGTTGAGTAGAACCCGAGCATCCCTTGAATCCCTGATACGGGGAAACCGCCGTCAACCAGCATAGAGTTAGCCAGGTTAAGACAGCCGTAGATAAAGCGCTCGGCGTCTGATTTATCACGGCGTTCATCTTCCTGGCTCTTATCGCTGGGTATCTCGATATCAATAGGGCAATAGGCCAGTGATTCAACGACCTTATCCACAAGAGTCCGGGGGTTATTAACCGTGATACTCTTAGCCTTACCCGGCATCGTGAATGGAGTAAGACGCCATAGACCATAGTCATCACTCCACCGCTTATGCAGAGGGGCTAGTTCGTTATGCCGGGTTTTGTATTTGTTCTCAATATCTTGCCCGGTCAAGGCCGCGTCTTCGAATGTCGAATCCTTCGATTTCTTTGCCATTACTTCTAGCTCCAATACCGTAGTAACTTACTCTGGCCTTTCTGTTGCTGCCCTCTTTCAGCTTGAGTCCGTCAGCGAACGCCAGCATTAGAGAGTCGGCAAAGTCCGGGGACCGGTGGCCGCGTCGTACATGGTCTTCTTTCGACAGCAGTATCAGCCGGTTCTTATGGTCATAGGTATATCGGATGCTGGCCAGGTCAGACTGCAATTCGGGATGATCGGGAATACTGATAAGCTCATCCCGGAATGATTCCATCAGCTTGTTAAACAACTCCGCCCTCTTGTTGGCGAACACGTCATTGTGGAGTGCCTTCGTACCGACATTGATTTCCTTGACGTTGTAGCCATGCTTCTTCAGCGGGTCGATAACGCCGGCACCGATACCGATAGAGTCCACATTGACATGATGAACTCCGTCATCATCCATGCGGCGGGCGATATGAGAGGCACTATAGGTCGTGTCTTGTTTCGCCCAATGCTCTATATCCAGCACCTTGTTGCCTTGCCGGAGAGTGTAAACAGTCCGGTCTTTGCCGTACCGGGCTACATCGACACCGGCAATCCGTACACCCAAAGAGTCCTCGGGCTTTAGTTCACGGTTAACCGCCTCAACAATCCAGTCATTCATAAACAGGTTATTCAGGCTGGTATCGATATCCCAATCTCCCCGGAGCAACCGGGCTACCATTTCCGGTGTATACAGTTCGGTCAGCCGTTCCTCATAATCTTCCGGAAGATGGGGATTATCCGTACACAGCGCCGGTATGAATTTATGATTCTTGGTCTTAGGCTTCTCAATGAAGTCATCACGTACCCAGCCGGGCTGCGGGTTAGCGGTCATGTAGATTTTATACATCACCCCGGGGACCTTGAGGCGAAGCCGGGAAGCCAACCAGTTGAAGCCAACCTTCGAACATTCCTCAACCTGGTCAATCGCCGCCCACCCGAGAGTCATGGATTTAATCGGCGACTCTCGATATCCGCGCGAACTGCCGAATTCTTCCATTTCTTCTCGGAGTCCGCCGTACCATATCCGGCTCGGTTTGGCGTTCTCGCCCTGGGGCTGGATATCAATATACCGTTCACTCTTGTTGTGAGCTAATATCAGTTGAGGCGGCACCACATCGAGCAGGGTAGGCAAAACGCTTCTCCGGAAATCCGCCAGCTGATAGCGGCACATGTATCCGACATTACCCGGAATCAATACGCTCTGTAAGTAGGCAGCATAGCACTCCGCAACCGTCTTTCCACCACCGACAGCACCGCCATATAACGGGTACATTTCTTCGGCAGATAGAAATTCCCATTGCTTTGGCGTAGGAATTACAGGGCTTTGAATCTCATTCGTAGCTTCAACCATCTATCTACAGTCTCAACCCCAGCCCCATAGATTCGTCAAACACACCTGATATCAGAAGCTAAATGGTTAAACAACTAGGGGCCGGAGTGATGACCCGGCCCCTAATTGCAGGAGGCTCAGCAAGGGGAAAGGAGCAAACCCTTGCCACTTCAAAGCTAACCTGCCACCCTTATCATTGGTCAATGCTACTCGTGGGATTTTACTTTACATATCATGTTTTCAGGGGTGTCACGAAAGTGTCACGGACTGTCATGCTCCCACGCCTACGGGTGTCACGGACTGTCACGCTCTCAGGCATGACACCCTGTCATGCCCTCTACTCTACATAATATCTGATAATCTGCCCTCTCAGCCTCAATATGGGTCGTATAATATAGCATGACACTGTCACGTTCCCTTAAGACAGACAACAAAACCCCCTCTCAAACTCTCCCCCAGGTAACCATGGGGGGATGGGATGGGTACGGGTATGGAGTAAGAAGCGTTGAAAACTCTTTTTGCTCTTTATTGTGATAAAAAAATAGGGGATTTTTAATTTCCCCTAGTAAATTCTATAGGGTCCCCCAGCGACGACAATGATAATGGATAGTGAATGACGGGTAGTGGTAGTGCTAACTTTACCCGGTTCACAGGGCAACCGGTATGTTAACCCGAACTCCCGGTCTCATCAAGACCTTCACTACCCTGACCTATCTGTTTAGGCTCAACGTCTACTATCTGAGCTCTCTTAAAATTGTCGGGAGCAATCACATTTATTGTTATGCGTCTGTTATCTTCTTTAACTTCTGGTGGGTTATCTCGATACTCCGGGTCCTCACGCTTCAGCGCAGCTAATAGCAGGATACTGCTCATCGGCGCTCTCCTATCCCTGATCCTATCATCCAATATCTCCGTCAACCATTCCAATCTCGTTTCGCTTGCGATAACTCTTGCTATCTCCATCCTCTTATTAAAACCCTCATCACTGCGTCTCCAGTCATAGACCGTCTTCTTGCTGACGCCAGCAACCACACAGGAGTGTTCTATCTTCCTACTACTCGCATATGCTTCCAACCACAACCTCTTTTTTATATCCGGCTCATCACTGAAATACCACTCCTTCCTATTCGTGTTAACGTCTACTATTCTGTTCTCGGCTTCAATCAGGAGCATGTCCGTATACTCCTTAGTATCCTTAGATATAAGGGTATTACTACGATTATCCCCTATCCTATCCTTACCCCCTATAGTCCCCCTTTCCTTTCCTTCCCCCTTATCGTTGGTTACTGTCATGCTACACCCCCGTGACACTACTGCATATTGTCATGCTCTTATACTCAATCTACATTGCGTACCTGCGGATTCGTCAAGGGCTCAGATAGATACAGATTTAGGTCAGTGAATTTATTTATTTATAAAGGAGTTCGGAATGATTAACTGCTATGACATTCTGTATACGAAAATGACACCTGAATCTGAACCTGGCTGGTATGCTATCGATGAGTATGGCGTATTGATTACTGGTCCGTGCGCTACTCAGGCTGAGTGTGTTGCTGAAGCTAGATACAAGCTGACTCATCATGCTGAATTGTGTAACTACAACCTTCAGCCTGCGCTACCGGTATGAAATCAAAGACCAGCCAGACTCCGTCCGTCTGGACCCCGTAGCCTACGCTCGTTACCACTCACTACGGCTATTGCCGGCCGGAAACAAGTTTCCGGAGAACGCCAGACGGCAACCACCCCAGCCCTTGATGATGTGAGCTGGCCTCATACAATCAGCCAGCTCACGTCTTTGCTCACACCAGTCTTCGGAGTTTGCCATATCAGTCAACACTAGGAGACTAGCCCGGCAGATGGGAATAGGTGCCGGGCGGGTGTTGACTCGATATGTCCGGGAGAATCAGCTGGTTGTGAGCAGGCCAGTCAGAAATAAATAAATGCTCAAGGAGAAATCAGATGACCAATGCGATGAATAACACAGCCGAGAAAAAACCCTTCATGCTCTTGATTACAGGCTCACGCACCTGGACGGATTACAAGGCTATCCGGCGTGATTTAGCGAACCTTGTTACACGTTTCAACCTGTCTGTTATCGTAGGTGATGCTAAAGGCGCAGACCGCATGGCTTCGTATAACTGCGGCCTGATGAATATTCCTTGCAAGGTATTCAAAGCTGATTGGAATACACATGGAAAGTTAGCTGGCTTCAAACGTAATGAAGTTATGGTAAATCAGAAACCCGATGGACTTATTGCTTATCGCATCAATGAATCTAAAGGCACAACTCACTGTATACGGCTTGCCGAGAAAGCTGGAATCAAGTGCCATATCCGTGATATGCACGATAAGAAATTACAATCCGAGCAAGAAGGCGAGCGCACAGCTTCAGAGATACGCCGAGAGTATTTAACTGCTCGTCTTGATTCTGTAGATGCACCGCTTGCTACTCGTGCTATCCGCCGAGTACTGGCTAATCTTGCCGCTGATAAAGTGATAACTGATTATCAGCTTGGTGCAATCGCTGGACAATTTACACAGTCGTTTAATCGAATGTATAACGATATGATTTACAACGAAGCCAACCCGTATGAACTGCAAGGCTCATGCGTCATGGATGATAATCGTGCTACTCAAGACGCACTTGGTACGCCGTTGCCTGAGCCGGAGAAGCAATCACCTGATGATATTGATAATCCCCGTTTACCTTCAGGCAAGACACCAGTTGAGCCGACTGATATTGTATTTATCAAATGCTGGTATGTGGAAATCAATGCTACTGAAACTCCGTATTATAAGGCTTATGCTGATGAAACAGACATACGTGCAGCCTATGGCCTCGAACCTCAAGACCCTATGCCATGCGAACCTATTGCCGTAGTCTCAGAAAAGTTCTCTTTCCTTGCTGGGAATATGGCAAAAGCGTTATCGAAACAATTCCCTAAAGGCACAGTGATTACCTGGCATAACATTGACAATCCGGCACTGTCGGATAGTGGTGAACCGACATTGCCTGATGATTTCGCTGGTAATGGTCTGCACCTTGTCAACATTGACAATTACGTTGAAGCTATTGCCGACCTCACGCTTGAGTTAAATGATGATTCATTGCTCGTTGAGCAAATGAATAGGCAGATTGCTATAGAAAAGGAGTGTGTTATATAAGCATCGCCAAGCCTCACTACTACCCGCCGGAGTGTAACAGCTTCGGCGGGTTTTGTTTTTGGTCTTCACTACCTCACCCAAAAATGTATCGCCAGCCGGCTGAGAGCCGGTGGCGACTTTAAGAAAACTATATCCAGTAAGGAGAACAGAGACTATGCGATTGGTAATGAAATACAATATCGGCTTTCAAATCTGGAAGAACGAGCGTTGGCACAGACCACGTTGGTTTAACAACCTGTATCGTGAACTGGACTTCGGTAAGTTCAGTATCTTCCTGGGCCGGGGCAAACACCGGACTGCCGGCGTGATTACCTACGTACCACCCCGGCGCTGCATGAATTAAGAAAGGAGTTGCCTATGTCTAATGTAACAACGACAGGCAAAACAGAGGCGAATACAAAGCCTACTGGTTTCACTTATAGATGCAGTCAAGGTCATAACCATAGAACCTATGCTGCTTACGTCAGGTGTGAAAGCAGATCGTGGCGAGTAGCAAACCGAAAACGATTAGCAAGCTTGACCAATCAATGAGCCAAGCTTGCAGAATGAAATTTAGAAAGGAGAGTTTGAAATGTTAAATCAGATTCAAGTCATTGGTCGTCTCGGTGGTGACCCGGAAATGAGGTTCACCCCGAATGGGAATCCTGTATGTTCGCTCCGTGTCGCCAGTTCTCGGAAGTTCCAGGTAAACGGTGAACAGCGTGAGGAAACAGACTGGTTTACTGTCGTCACCTGGAACAAAACAGCTGAGCATTGTAATCAGTACTTAGTCAAAGGTCAGCTGGTCTATGTGCAAGGCCGTGTCCATCTCAAGACTTGGGAAAAGCAGGACGGCGGTACTGCCAGCCAGCTTGAGGTTACAGCTCAGAACGTAATCTTCCTGTCGAAGCCTAACAATGGTAACGGCAACTCCGGGCCTGCCGAGCCTGCCGAATCTGGTGACGTAACCCCCGACGATATCCCGTTCTACTAATCCTAATATTATTTTAAGGAGTGTATATGGGAATAAAGCTAAAGACTAGAACACGAGAACTGCCTTGCAAGCTGACCGATGTTGAGGTTCAGATTGCCGGAACTGAATTGGCTAGTGCGGTCGAAGCTGTGAAAGCCGAGCAGGAACGGCAAAAGCAAATCAAGACAGACCTCAAAGCCAAGCTCACCGAGCTTAATGTTACAGTGGCAGAGTTGGCTGCTAAGGTTTCGCACCGTGAGGAAATGCGGGACGTCGATATCAACATTGTGCTTATCCCTGATACCATGCTCGTTCAAGAAGTCCGGACGGATACCGGCGAGATCATCACAACTCGTAAGGCTGAGCCTGATGAATTACAGACCAGCCTTGACGATTAACAACTGAATAGCTTGCTGGTGAGCGTTGAAATTCAAACAGGAGAGAGTTTCTGCCGCGAACAATAGTTCGGTGCATATCTCGGAAAGTTAAAGTAAGCCGATAGGTAAGATTAGCCTAGCCAGCAAGAGCCAGCTACCCATGAATAACTAGAGAAACTCTAGGGGCAGACCAGTGGTAAATACTCCAAGCATGCGGAGTGGGAAAGTTATCTAGCTGGCAAAGCCTGAGACTGAGGAGTTGAGCCGGTCATAGTAGACCGGTAAAGGTGGAGATAACTTCATAAAGCTGTTGGGTAGGGGTTGCACACCGAAAGGTGAGTCAACGTATAAGGTGCATAGGGAGTATGCGTGTAAGTCTCAGGCGGGATATGTGGGGTGTGCAGGATTACGGGAAACCGTCCGACTCGGCTGTGAAATATCAGTGAGTTAAAGCCTTAAATACCAGCCCCGCATAAGCCTTATTAAATCAAAAGGAGTATAACAGTATGATAAATAAAACAGTTAAACCAGTCACTACTGACATGGAAGCTATTGACCAGGCTATTGAGATATGGACAATCCTGGCCGACAATGGTTGCACCAAGAAAGTCC